CAAGCAACAGCAACAGTTTGTCCTGAAGAACCAATCGTAATTGTTGATCCACATTTTTTTATAATGTTAGAACCATCTGATGTTTTTTGTATGTTATCTACTTTAATTGTACTTGTCATAATTTATTTAATTTTGAAATTTATATCTTATTATTACTACACCACTTCCACCTGAACCACTTGCAATACATACTGGATTTCCAACAACACCACCACCTCCACCACCTGTATTAGCAGAACCATTACCATCACTTAAAGTTGCGTTTCCTGTGCCACCACTTCCACCACCACCAACTCCTCCATTATTACGATCATTACTTGGAGAAGTACCTTGTGCGCCACCACCTCCTCCACCTGCTCTTGTTACAGATGAACCAGTAATACTTGTTGCAACACCTGCACCACCTGAACCAGCATTTCCAGCAGAACTTGGACCTTGTGTTCCATTAGTACCAACAGCACTAGCACCACCGCCACCACCCATACCTATTGCATTACCTGGACCAGGACTAGATGTTCCTCCATTATTACCTTGCGGTGGACTTACTGGAGGTGTGTTTCCTGAACCAATAGTTCCTGAACCTGATGGGGTGTTACCTGCTCCTCCACCAGAACCACCTGATCCTGCTGATGTTGTTGGAGTTGCTGGACCTCCTCCACCAGTTCCACCTCCTGCTGATGTTATAGTTGAAAAAACTGAATTAGAACCATTGTTACCTGTTGTTGAATATCCAGGAGTTGCTCCTGCACCACCAGCACCGACTGATATTGGATATGCTTGTGCAGTTACCGATAATCCTGCTCCAGCATCTAAAGGTGAATCTGTGTATGGATCAGAAGAACATTTTCCTTCTCTAAAACCACCTGCACCGCCACCACCACCTCTGCCACTACCACCTCCACCAATAACTGCATAAGAAGCTTTATTTGAACCTGATGCTGTTCCTCCTGCTGTTACAGTAAATGTTCCATCACTTGTAAATGTGTGAATTTTATAATCTCCTGAAGTAGTTTCTGTTCCACCACTTGCTGTAATATAATTAGGTTGTCCTGTAACATTTGAAGTTGAATCAGTAACAGTTTTCCAACCTCTTGTTGCATCAACATATACTAATGTTATGGATTGACCAACTGTTGATAATGTAGCATTATTTGAACCAGCATTTATTTTAGATCCGCTTCTACATATTGTTACATTGTTTGTATTCCAAGTGTTAGCATAATCAGCAAATGCAACAATATCACCAGCAGACGGAGAAGATGGTAAAGTTACTGTAATTGCACCGCCACTAGTATTAACAAAAAATCCATCGCCATTCACTGCTGTGAAAGGACTTGTTTTAGCTGTTGTACACCAATCTACAGTTCCAGTACGACCAAAACCTGATTGAGATGCACCACTTGCAAGTGTTACAGTTTTACCTGATGAACCTAAAGTTAATGTTGAACCACATTGTACATCAACTGTATTTACTTCTATCTTACTCATACGATAACTAATGTTCCTGTTACTGTTACTGTGTTAGTAAAAGTTACTGGTCCTGCTAATACAGCATTTTCAATAACCATATTTTTATCTAATGTTCCAGCATGATGATAAACAGTTTCTGTAGCTGGTTTATCTCCGATATAATCTTGACCAAAAATATTCATTTATTCTCCTTATGTACTAATTGAGTCAACTCTGCTAATCCAAACATCTACACTTGATGCAGCAGATGATTGTCCTTTTAAAACATCTGCGTTCTGCATAACAACTTTAGATCCTGATTGAATAAGTTCAACTGAACTTGCCGCAGGTAAACTTAAATCTTTAACAAGGTATCTTGTTGTAGAACCGCCTTCTAAAATAAATACACTAACAGTTACTGCTGCCGCAGTTATGTTAGCTAATCTTAATCCAACAATAGCATCATCACTATTAGCTGTTAATAGTGTAGTTGCTGAGTTAGTTATTTGACCGCCTGTTGATTCAAAGTCTTGTGCCATTTGTCCTCCTTATAAAGCTATTGCCATAGCAGTTGCAAATCCTTTTGAAGCTGCATCTGTTATTTTACTTACGTTAATACTATTTACAGCAAGATTGATCGTTCCGCTAGTAGTAATTGGTGATCCACTCACAGTAAATTCTGATGAACCTGCGTCTGCTACAGCTACTGAACTTACAGTACCTGTAAACTGAGGTTGTACTTGTGAAAAAGTAATATTAGCACTACCAATACTACCACCTGTATCTGTCGTACATAAAAATATTGTATCTTCGTTTGTTGTACCTTCTTGAACAATAACAAGCTGACCTGCTAGTTCATCTACTGTATTAAAATCTGGATCTCTACTTGCTGCACCACTTGCTGGAACAACATAAATACCATTCTCTGTAGCATCTGATTGATTCTTAACTAAAACTTTATTACCAGTTGCTAATGAAATACCATCTAACGTATCGCCATTTTCTAAAGCATTAGATAAATTAACATTTGCTGTTGTTGCTGCTCTTACAATAATTCTTGTTTTTAATCCTGCTACTAAATCATCTACATAACTTTTAATTGCTACATCTGTAGCACCAGATGGTGCAGACATACCACTTATAGCTCCACCTGTTATAGCAACACTATTTGCTGCTTGTGTTGCAATCGTTCCTAATCCTAAAGATGTTCTAGCAGTAGCTCCTGTTTCTGTTACAAAATTAGAACCATCACCTACAATAAAATTACTATCTGTAGGAGTTAGTCCTGCAATATCAGATAACTGTGCATCAAATGCTTGAACATCTGATCCTATTGCTAAACCTAAATTTGTTCTTGCTGTTGATGCTGAAACAACATCACTTAAATTATTTGCTTTTACATTTTTTGCATCTAACTGTGTTTGTATTGCAGAAGAAACACCTGAAACATAACCAAGTTCAGTCGCTGTTACAGATGATACTGCAACTTTACCTGATGAATTTGAAGCTAAAGCTCTTGATGCAGTTAAATCTGATGTAGCTATTGTTGATGCACCACCAGTTATAGCTGCTGCTTTTGCATCTAGTTGAGTTTGTATTGCTGATGTTACACCATTTAAATATTGAAATTCTGCATCTGATACTGTTCCGTTTGCAATTTTTTCAGCAGATATTCCTGTTGGTATAGAATCATTTGTTTTTGATAATGCACCAATGTAAACATTATTTAATGCACCTGATGTTAAAGAACCTGAATCCCAAGTTACATTAACTGTTGTATTTGATGAAAATGATGAACTTGCAATAGTTCCGTAAAGTGTTGCAGCCGTATCTGTAATTTTAATTCTTCTACCTGCATGATAAATTGCAGTAACATCTGCACCATTAATTGTAAATGCAGTTCCACTAACATAAGCTGCTGTGTATGTAGCATCACCATCTCCATACTCAATCCATTGTGCATCATTAAACCAATCTCTAGTATTTTTCATCAATGCTCTAATGGCATTGTTAAGATTAGAAGGTAACATTCCTTCTGCTACTGAAATACTATTTAATGTTGTGTTACTTGCTTGGGTTGTTGAATAATTTTTAATATTAGTTGGCATTTAATCTCCTATAAACCATGCAAAGATTTTATTATTCTCTTTGTTTTTTTCGTTTATTAGTGTGTTAATAGCTTCTTCAATTTGTCTTTGAAAAAACTCTTGAGTTTCAAAACTATATCTAACATTATCTATATCAGTTTTATCTGTCATCTCAATCCAATTTTTGTAGCTATCACATCTACTCCTTGAGCATGAGTCCAAACTGACCCAGATGGTGTTAAAACTTTAAGTCTAAAATAACGACCTGATTCTCTAACAGGATTATCCCCACTATCATTCATACTTGATGACGAAGATTCCGTAGGTGTATCAGCTAATCTTTCTCTGGTTTTCACAGTAACTGTAGATGTTGCATCAACAATCGGTCTTACGTTAGTTATACTACTTCTGTGTCCTGGAAACAACTCTAATTCTCTAGTTTCTAAAGTTCCTTGATTTTCTGTGCCTGAAAATATAGCTGCCTTAAAATTGTTATCTATTGCTCCTAAATATCTTTGACCTCCTGACCAAAAGTCTGTGTCTAAAGCTATATTTATTTGGTCTAAATTTTCTGAAATAATATCCATAAGCTCTACTGTATAAGCACCTACAAACTGTGAGAATATGGTACTAGCACTAGCATCAGCCGTTGACCATTTTTGTGTAGCATAATTATAGATTAATATTTTATCACAAATACCTGTTGTGTTAGCTGTATCTGATGCAGATGGATATAACCACATAGCCAACTGATTAAATGGATCAACAGCAGCACATATTCTATCAGAAAATGCTTTGTTTAAATCTACATCAAAAAATCTATTTACTTTTTCTGCACCAATCGCAACAACATTATCTCCATTGATTTCAAAAAAACCATCATCAGCATAAAAGAATACCCTTCTGTTATCTTGACAAACTGTTCTACCATAAACAGCACCTCTGTTTGGAGATATAACTGATAATCTAAATATTGTTGCACCACCTACATAGTCCATACGAATAATTTGATTCTGTCTAAAAACATAACCAATCTCACCTGAAGTTATGTGTACAATTTCACCACCTGAACCTGGTAAGTCTTGTTGGTCAGCTTGTTTAGTTCCTGATTGCCAAGTAGCAATATCATTGATGCCTGACCATTGTATTCTATTTTGATTTGTAGGTTGATTACCTGTAACTAAAAAATCTCTAACCACACCTGATACTCTAAATACAGGTACACTTCCTGATGTCGCTATAGATGAAAGATTAGCAAAGTTAGTTGATGTACCCATTAAATAATATTGAGGAGCATCAACACCATTACTTGCTATGACGTAATTTCCAAATTGAGTAAATGTAAAATAATCTGTATTACCACCTGTTAACGATCCTTTTCTTGAAGTAAATGTTCCACCATCTAATTGATAGATGTCTGTGTTTTTTGCAACAAAATTAAATACAGCACCAGCATTATTTCTAAATGAACCAGCACCTCTGCTATCAGCAGCAATATTGTTTGTAGAATAATTTACTAATGAAGGGAATCTTTTGTAAGAATTTTGTGCATAGTAAACATTGTTTGCTGTAGTAGCACCAGGATTTAAATATTCAGGTTGATCTGGTAGCCATTCTCCAAAAGGTATTTGCATTTAAAATCCTAAGTATTATTGTTCGTTACTTTTGTATGATCTGAAAAAGGAGCTTCCACTGTTACATCTGTTCTGATTTGTAATGGAGAACCACTAAATTGATCTTCTCTATCATTTCTTTCCAATCTCTCAAGAGCTGTAGCATACATTTGTTGCCATTGTTGAATAAGTCTTGGTTCTACACCACCCAAAAAGTTAGCAGCATGATATAGTGAACCATATAGATAAATTGCAGGATGACTTGTTAAAATAAAATTAGATGTATTTGAATCTGATAAAGGATCAAACTCTTTGTAAAAATTTAATGTGCCTGAGTAACTTGATGAAGGAACAGGTGCAAATCTAAAGTTATCTCCAAGTATAGTATAAACTTCAGGCATACCACTTGTTGATGAACCTTTAATTTGATCCATTTGTGATGGAGTCATAAATGTTAAAGAATGTTTAGTTCCACCTTCTGTAATAAAAAAATCTCTTATTTGTAAAAATCCTGTAGGTAAAGCCACTGTTTCAGCATCAATAGTTATTGATGTTTGTGCTATCATTTTTCTAATTCTTAATTTGGAATTAAAATCTTTTTCTGCAAGAACAATAAAATCTTCTATCTCTGTAGTAAGGTCTGATCTATTTAACCAATTTGCTATTGATGTTTTTAAAGTTGAATAACTATTTAATGCCATTATATTTTTCCTTCTGCTGTTCTAAAATATCTAAACTCACTACTATTAAGTTTTTCTTTTAATATTTTTTTTTGAACTTCTTTTGGTAGTCCAAACCAATTACTATCACCATTGTATTCATTTGCCCATACAGATAATGC